GCTTCTCAGTCCCGCCAGGAACCGATACGGTTGCATCACATGCATCCGCAGCCGCTTCAATTGAATCCCAATCAATCTTGGCCGAGTTAATCCCCATACCAAAATCAGTATTGGTTAGATAATCTGCTAGGCACAATGCCGGGTTATCGCTGTACGCTGTTAAAGTAGTGCGCGGGTCATATACCTTCCGCCCTTTAACGATTGCCTTAATGTCTCGAGGTGAATTCTGATCCCACGTCTTTTGGCTGCCATCTTTCAAAAGCCAGTGTGTGGTGATATATGCCAGCCCAGTGCCGATATGGTTTGACGTATACGTGTAAAAGTTCGCAACCAAATCTGGGTCAGCAACTTGACCAGAAGCACCCGTATAACGGTTGATCTTACAAATATTTGTACCAAAGTTGGTACCATTGAAATTATATGTTTTGTTTCCAACAGGCCCGAACTTGCCGCTCGTTACATATCCGCTCGCATTGATCTGCGAATCTAGTATTACCTCATCGTCGAAGTAGATGTCTGTGATTTCCTCGACTTCATGCCCGGCTAAAACCACAGCGTGAGCTAGCACCCTATTTGTATCACCATATGTCCCAACGAACGATATAGGCCCAGACACTAGATTCTGACCGTATAGTATCTTTTGCGGTTCAATTGTACCTTTTACAGTGCGCTGCCTAGATGCATCGGTGTCCATCTTGGGCATTTCGTAAAGGCTCGATATAAGCTTGTTGGCTAGCATTAGACCGCCTGCTATAACACCTGCACCGATAGCAAACATCGCTCCAACACTAATTGCAGATAAAGCGCCAGCGCCCGCTACCGCAGCAACAGTAGCAGCCCCAACCGTTCCGATAAAGCTAACTACAGCTACAACTACCTGCGGCATGACCAACTCCTGATAAGATATTTAATCGGCATCCTCGCCAATCCTTTTTGTGTTACGCAGACCACAGTATCACCTAGCTTAATACCCATGATCTTCCCAATTATGGGTAATTCTAACATACAAGGGTCGCCATCGTTTGGTTCAGCTGGATCGCCAAATACAGTATCTATGAGCGCCTCAAACGAGCCGTGTGAATCAATGATGTCGTAAGCCTCGCGCTCACTTGAGTAATTCAGATACTCGCTGAAATCGCGCCCTGTTAGCTTATTCGCAATAAACGCAACGAAGGAACAACAGTCGGAGTCTCCGTACATGAATTCTCGACGCTGCCATTCATTCAGTGCCTTTACTGTCTCAGCGCTCATACGTTGGGATTCGGATATTGAAATCATTACCGTTACTTCCCGTGAGGTTTTCGCTGTTAGGGCTTTTCCAGCGTATCTTAGCTCCATCTATATCCTTCAAGAACTCAAAGAATAGGTCTGAGCTATTTCGCTTCTGCTGCTGAACGTGCGTGTATCTAAGATTGGCTGAGCGGTCAAACTTGGCCAACTCAGACTCACAGGTTAGCTCAATTGAGTCACCGCCAGAAGAACCCAATGTGACGGTCATCACATCCATGAAGCCCGACCATATCTGAGCAGGCGTATCGACCAGCACATCATCCTCGTCTAACAGACCAAGATAGATACTTACATCACGCATGAAGTAATCTTCGGTTAGCGCCGTACCAGTAAGCCCGGTATCAACACCAGACAGTGTCAGCGTAATCGAATACGGAGACACCTCAGCGCCTTCTTGAATATTGGAGATAGCACCGAAGCTTCCTACCCCAGACCAATCCTGACTACCCCATGTGTAAGTACCAATGCCATCATGCACATACAAGGTACCACTTGAGAAGTCCAGTTGAGCGAATATGATTGGCCGAACCGTATTGGATGATAATGCTGATATAACGCTAGCGCTTAATCCACGGCTCATGCTAATACATCCTCAATCGCTTCAATCGTAATATTAGATACGTACAAGCTTTGCGTTGACCAGCCAGGGTTGTTCGTCATCATAAACACACCGTATGGCGCAGCGTATTCAATGGCCTCGTCATTATCCGGGCTTTTACGAATCGGCGGGGCGATAGGTATGCTCAATCCGCCACTAGCATCCGAGTCAACGTCATCGGTCACCATATGCAACTCGTTGTTGAACGAGATGTAATCGCCTGCCGAAAAATAGGATGACTGGTTAGGTGTAGCGCCATCAGCGACAAGTGTAGACCCAGTCTGACTCGCACCGACGACTCGAGGTGTCTGAGGTGATATAGCCGTTCCGTATCTTACAGCACCATAATCCCTAATTCTCATCCTGTGAGTCTGACCGTCTAGCTTGGAGATAAAGGCCTGTAGCTCGGATCGCTGTGCGCCAGTGAGGTTGGAAAACGTCATTGTCGTCTTCCAGTATGACCCCTTGCGCGACACAGTCTGCACGGCTTTCGATAGCGGCGACTGGAACTTCTTGGTGTTCGTCACAAGCTCAAACGACTGCCGTGTTGGCGTAATGTTCGGGAAGTTATACGTCGCCATTATACTAACCTTTGTCTACGCAGCAGGTCTTGAACTTGCTTGACTGTCTGCTGTGATGTGATTTCCATTGCCGCTACGATCTTCTGATCTACTTCTGGGCCTGCGCCGCTAGCATCGATATTGTTGACGATAGTAACACCACCCATGCCCTGGCCTTTGGTGTGATCGATAACCGTCTCATTGGGGTGTAATATACTGAGAAATCCTCCCCGTGAATCGATTCCACCCGTTCTAGATCCTGTACCAGTAAAGCCACCGCCCTCGAACGATGCCAGTGCCTTAGCAAGTCCAGCCGTAGAAGCCATGCCCGCTTGAGCGGGAGCGGCGTTAGCACCAAACGATGCAAGCGATGCCATGGTGGCTGCTGGGGCGTATGCAAGCGCCATTGCAGTACCAGTTGTCATTGCAGTTGCAACTGCCGCAGTAGCACCAGTCTTTTCAATGGCCTGTCTTACCAAAGCCTGCTTAACATACTCAACGCCCATATCGACAATCGTATCTATCACATTGTCTACAATGGATCGGCCAACCATTTTAAACACGTCACTCATTGACGCGCCTTCTTTGATGATTGCGCTTATGGCATCAACACCGATAGACTTCATACCCTCGAAGCCACCGATGAGCCGCAACTGATCGTTAAGCTGCTTTTCAATGGCCTGAGATCTGATCATCATGATCTCGTTTTCTGACTCCTGAATGACGCCTCGCTTCATTGCCTCGAAGTCATATAGCTGAGCAAGTTCTGTGCTTTGAGCCTCAGCAATGATATTTAGCTTCTGCTGTGTTTCATATTGAATTCGCTGGATTTCGTTCATTCCACCAACAGCAATGGACTGTATGCCTTTTTGCAGGTCTTGTAGCTTCTTCTGGTGCTCAGCTTCTGCTTTCAGTTCTTCGTTATGGCGTGCAATAATTGGAGCCATCAAACGGTCATTTTCAGCAGTAATCGCATTTAGCCTTTGTCTGGCAAGCTTGCGACGTTCTTCTTCTTGCTTGTTTTCGAGTTCTCGTACATCGTCATTGTACTGCGACTGCAACTGCAACATGAGCTCATTTCTTAGCTCAGCATTGTCCACAGTGTTTGCATCAATGATTTGCAGATTCTTGGCGTACTCAAGTGCAAGCTGTTCTTGCTTGCTTAACATGCTCGTTCGTAGGCGCTCAAACGCCGCCGCAGTATCATCTACCACACCGTCAACGTCAGCACCGCCAAAGTTTTTGATTGCCTCGGGAAGACCGACACCGATTACTTCCTTGAGGAAAGCGGCTTGTTCTTCTGCCGACTTCATCTTCCTAGCAGATTCCAAAACATTGGCGGCAAAATCAACAAATTCTTGATTGCTAGATTTGGTGCCAACGGCCATTTGTGTCAGCATATCCTCAAGCTCAGAAATATTTGCCTGATCAATGCTTACAGACTTTATCGCCTGAGCAAGATTAGTTGCCTCATCTGCTGTTAATCCAAATTTCGCTTGAAGATTGGCCGTCGCCGCTGCCCCGGCATCAATCTCACTGCCGTTCACCATGAATACTTGGCCTAATTGTTTTGTAAGGCCTATCAATTCATTAGTTGATGAGTGAAAAGCCTCATTGGCTAGATTTCCAGCTTTCAAGGCTTGCAAATATTGCTGACGTATTGTGACCTCAGCCAAAGCGGACGATGAGTTGGCTAAATCAACAAAGTCTTGGGTCAACTGCCGAGTATTCTTACCCAAATCAACACTGATCGTTTTCGATAGCGATTCTAAGGTCTTTTCTAACTCAGTAGCCGACTGCTTCGCCTGGCCCGACGCAGAATAGAATGTTGCCATTGCCGCGCCAATAGATATAGCTGCACCAGCAATAGAACCCCATGGGCCAAGTAATGATGCGATCTGTGAACCCTGCTGACCAAATACAAGCATGGCATTGGTGCCCATCTGCATCTGAACCGCAACGTCCTGCACCTGATGACCCATTTGCCCAAACATGCCACGCATGTATCGAGCTTGTCTGCCGCCAGCACCCATGGCTGCATTACTTGCATTCTGAGCAGAAACAGACTGGTGAAGCTTTGCTATGAGCTCTTGTTGTTCCTTAGTGGCACCATCTAGTGCCGCACGGTAAACAAGCGCCGCCGTCTTACCTTCACGCATTTCCTTTTCTTGGATCTGCAATGACTGGATTAGTCTATCAGTGGCAGTCTTTGCCTGTTGCTTCTCGTTGGACAGGTAGTCCTCAGAATTCGCCGCCTCCAACGAAGCAAGGGCTTCCTGCTTCTTGGCCTGTATCGCCGCCTGAGTAGACTTGATATGAGCAAGCTGGTCGAGCGTAGCGCCCTCCATTGCCGCCTTGTGGAGAAGCATGGCATCCTTGCCCTTCTCCAATGCAATGCGCTCAAGCTCGAGATTCTTAATTAGACGATCAGTACTGGAAGTAAACTTCTTGGCAGATGCCGCAGCAGTCTCGAATTTAGATGTTGCGTCGCCTTCTAGGTTTAGCTTTAAGACTGTTGTGATTTCGTTTTGCGCCATCTTCTTTCTGCCTTTCAGCCTTGATCTTCAAATAGGTGAACCAATGATTATACTCATCGGCTGTCATTGCCATTACGGTTGATAAAGGCTGACCAAGGTGCTCCGCGAGATGAAACATGTAATATATTTCAGTGGGATTACCTTGGTCATCAGTTAGTTTTTTTCGCGGTCCTCCTCGGACTCAGCACCAACCTGTAGAACAAAGTTCGCTAAACGAGCAACAATGTCAGGGTCAACGTGTCGCCGTAGCTTCACCTTGTCGCCTACATCAAATACAGCCTCACCGCTACCATCGGTCAAGCCGAAGATAACCGCATAAACCATATAGTCAGTCGTATCGCCGTCAGCCCTCGCTAGCCACTTAGCCCGATCTTCCAGGGTTAAGTTCTTAGCGAACAAATCCACGCCCCACTCAGGAACATGGATCTGTCGGACAGCTTTAGCACTAAAATGCTCAACCGCCTTATCAATTAATGACATATTACGCTACCGTAGATTCTGTCAATGCACCGTTGCCAGTTGCTGAGAATGAAGCCTCAACTAGGCCATCAAACGAAGCGCTTTGGCCTACTGATGTGATGATGGCTGTGCCGCTCCAATAAACCGCACCAGAAGTGTCTTCTGAGTAAAGGTTTAAGGTAACTTCAGCGCCAACATCCAAGGCCAACTGACCATTGGTATCACTGTCGTCCCAGTATGCGTTAAATGACGCAGTCCAAGACTTTTGAGTCGCCTTGTTGGTCATCCAAGTGTCGCCCATTACAGTATCGTTTACGACTTCGCTAGTCTGCTCGACTGACCAATCGCGGATTTCCGCTACTGTGTTTGCGCCGATCTTGACCGCTCCGTCCTTACCTACACGTGTTGCCATTTTACTTCTCCTGCGCTTTATGCGCTTTGGTTAATTGAACCCTCAACAGTATGGTATTTTACCTCAACTGTTAAAACTCCGATAGCCACGGGCTGATTACCGTCACCCGAGAACTGCGAATCGAAATTAGTGACCTGCGTATCCTTAGCATAACCGCTCCTTTCTAGGTCGGCATACAGCGCTTCCTCAATCTGAGCGCATATTGTATCTAAGGTCGCATCGTAATTCGTTGTCGCCTGAACGTAGACCTCAACATTGACACTCAGTCTGCGTTCCTGTGTTCGCGGTAGCCCTAACGTCAAGTATTCGTTGGACTCGCTATCTGTATAAATAATAATCCCTGGCAGTTTAGCATCACCTATCGGGTATATACGAGACGCATATACATTAGACCCAGTCAACGGCAACCCGGTCAACGTGGTCTTGATGTCGTCTCGAATCAACTGCCTGATGTGAGCCATTACTGCTCCTCGAGAATAAGGTCGGTGATTCCAGTTCCATCACCCATTACGACCCTAATAATATATGTCACACCACGTATTACAATGGAGTCACCGTCTTGTGCGGAAGCGACATCAGCCGTCCTGCACGTAAAATGTGGCTGCGTAACAGCAACCGGCACTGTACCGCCTGCGTCCACAGCCTCGTAGGCATTATCAAAGATTCCTACGATAGATGTTTGCGTACCGCCAATTGGCGTATATAACGCCGCCTCACCAAAGTCAGCGAGGAGGATTTCCCTGTCGTCAGCGGTTTCTACTGGCATTACTCGTCGCCTGCGGTTTCTTCTACAGACTCAGGCTCAGCCTTCTTGCGCGATCGGCGCTTAGGCTTAGACTCGCTTACTTCGAGACCTATAGATCGGTCTTCAAGCTTGGTTTCATCGGCTGGCACTACACGGCCAATACCCATTAGTTGTGTTGCGGTAGAATCATCAAGCTCAATGATCTCGCCAAACTTCAAACCCTTGCCCTTCACCACACAAGCTTTGATCACTTCGTATTTCATACTTATCTCCTTGCAGAAAGCTCCCCCGAAGGGGAGCTAAACTAGGCCTTAGACCCCATCATTACCAAGGGCAAAACTGACCGCATGACGCACTGCCGTGTCTACCGTCTGGAATGCCACCAGGCGTATCGATCCAGTAGTAGATAGGCTGTATGGATCTACAGTTAGATCAACACCCGACCACATGCCCACCAAAAGGTCGGCAAAGTTGCCAAAGAAGCAATCACCAGCAGTTACTTGGTTAGAACGTACAGCGCGATAACCGTTTACAGTGCCACCGGGCTCAACTACGAACTGAGCAGTGCTAGACGCCTTTTCAGTAGTCTTCAACGCACCGTACATAGTAGCGTTCATGATGTAGCTCAAGTTACCGATCAAAGCATTGTCAGCTGCAACCGCAGTCTCCAAATCGATGATTTCTGAGTAATCAGGATTTGCAGCGGCAAAGGTTACAGAATTGATGCCCGAGGTGTTCTTGATACCAGTAGGCTGACCGCTTGCACCTGAACCCTGAAGGGCGGCTAAGTCGATTGCCAATGCCAATGCTTGAGCCAAGTCATCACGGACCAAGTTCTCGACATCCAAGCTTGACTGCTGTCGGAGCTGGCGCGTGATGTCCGTGTAGGCTGCTAATTGGCGCGGTACCATAGACACAGTGCCAGTAGTCATTTCTGACTCGCTAGCTGCACCACCTTCACTGCTGATCCAAGCAGCGCTAGAAGCAGTCGCTTTCTTAGGAATCTTCACATCGCCTGACAAGCCATTCAACATGCGAGCACCAGCTGCCATTACTGACGAGCTATTGCGCAACACATCGATGAACTCACCACCACGGAAGTCGTCACCGAACAGATCTGACTCATCAGCGCTGTTTAGGTCACGTTTGCCCAACACTTCGTATGGAACCATAATACCTTGAGGATCACGGCCATACTTCTGAGCAGCAGCACGAGACACCTCAAACTCAAACGCAGCGGCTTCTTGAGCGCGACGGTCGGTTGGGTTTGACAAAGCATTAACTACTTTGAACAGTGAGAAGCGTTGCTGTTCTTTCTTGGTTAGACCAATTTCTTGGTTTTCCAAGGCTTTGTTAGAACCGATAACGTCTAACAATTCACCACGGAATTCCTCGATTGAACGACCTTCAGAAATTGCTTTGTGAGCAAGATCAGAACGGCCATGCTTAGCGCCTAACTCAACGATTTGAGCGGCGTTACGTTGTGCGGTTTTCATAGCCTCAGCGCGAACTTCAGCCTCAACCGCTGCAATATCGACTTCAGACATAATAGTCTCCTCATTTTTAAAGTCGGTTTTAATTACAGGTTCGGGAGAAGCTTCATGTGAACGTCCCAAGCCGACTGACGGGTCCGCCGGAATGCTAACAATCGAAGCCTCCATGGGACGCCAAGACTTGGCTACATATGTATCCTTGTCCTTGCGCTCCAATTTGCTGATGGCGTAACCAACACTAATATTAGTACGGATTCCGTCAACAACGTCATCGAAGATCTCGCTAGCCAGTGGGCCTTTCCCAAAGCGCACCGTCGCACGGAGACGCCGTGCCGAGCTATCAAGTTCTACCGATTTGATCACACCAATTTGCTTCTCAGGATCATGGTCGAGAAGCAGCGGGGCGCGTCCGCTATTGAGGAACGACAAGTCAATTGCGTCCTCACTGTGTTCTAGTACTTCCATGCCGAATGAACGCATTACGGGTTCTTCTGATGATACGGCGATACGTGCTTCACGCTTATCGGCATCAACAGGCGACATTTCCATAGCCATTGCGCGATGTTCTAATGGGATCTCACCTTTACGGTCATCCTCCGTTGGAACCTCGTCCACAATAGGCTCAACGACATCTAAGTCGTCTTCTTGATTCACTATGTCATCCATAGCTTTCTCCTCAATTGCTGGCTCAAACTTAATGACCTCATAGTCATTGTCAGCCAACCATTTACGTGCCTCATCGGCGCTATACTTCGACTTGGAGAATCGGATCGATTGGATCTCCGACTGTCCTTCCTTTAAACCTAATACAATGTGGATGCCATCGCCGAGCTCATCATTCATGCGTCGGAACCCCTGATACTGATCAGGATCTTTTATCCGCGCCGCATGCTCGTTAGGATACGGGCGAGCATCTTCGTAACTTCTTTCGTCCATAGACTCAATTCTATCACGAATTTTCT